ATGAAGCAGTTTGTATTTGACATAGAAGCCAATGGTCTTAACCCAGACAAGGTGTGGTGCATCTGTATCCAAGAAGTAGGTTGTGATATAGTGTACTCAATACACCCCAATGGTATAAAGATTGGTCGATTCCATGAGTGGCTAGAAGAACAGGGAGAGTGTGAGTTGATTGGTCACAACATCATCGACTACGACATACCTGTCTTGGAAAGACTGTTAGGTGCAGACTTTAGTAAGTGTAAGATAACCGATACGTTAGTATTGTCACGACTTGCCGACCCATCAAGGGAGGGCGGTCATTCTTTAGAAGCATGGGGACAGCGACTAGGTTGTCCAAAAGGTGAGCATAATGATTGGGATAGTTATTCGCCAGAAATGGTGGAGTATTGTGAGCAAGATGTTCGGGTTAATGTCAAGGTGTACAAGGCGTTACGAAGTGCTTTGTCTGACTTTGGAAGCGAAAGCCTTAGCCTTGAGCATTCAGTACAGAGTATTATCTCACAACAAATCCGCAATGGATGGTTGCTAGACCAAGAGGGTGCGTTTGTGCTACTGGCTAAACTCAAGGAGCGTAAGTTTCAACTGGAAGATTCAGTACACAATACGTTCAAGCCCCTGCCTACATTTGTACGTGAGATTAAACCTAAGTTTAAAAAGGATAATAGCTTGTCCGTTGTGGGTCTAAAGTTCTTAGGCGAACACTGGACTACAGTCTGCGGTGACTTTAGTAGACTGGACTACCCTGAGTTTAATCTAGGTTCACGACAGCAGATTGCACGTTACTTACAATACTTTGGTTGGAAGCCTGAGCAGTTTACTGACAAGGGTCAAGCCATTGTTGATGAAGCAGTGCTATCTAAAGTCAAGGATATACCAGAAGCATCTATGATTGCTGAGTACCTATTGGTTCAGAAACGGATGGCTCAGGTAAAGAGTTGGCTTGATGCTGTAGGAGATGATGGTAGGGTACATGGCTACGTAAACGCTAATGGTACTGTGACAGGGCGTATGACACATTCTAGCCCTAACACTGCTCAAGTACCTAGTGTGTCAGCCGAATATGGTAAGGAGTGTCGGGCTTGTTGGACTGCACCGAAAGGATACAAGGTGGTAGGTATGGATGCCAGTGGTCTTGAGTTACGGATGCTTGCACATTATATGAATGATAAGGAGTACACTAATGAAATACTCAATGGAGACATTCATACAGCAAACCAAATTGCTAGTGGCGTTAACACAAGAAGTCAAGCGAAGACTTTCATCTATGCGTTCTTGTATGGAGCAGGAGACTCTAAAATCGGAAGTATCATTGGAGGAACTGCTAGGGATGGTAGAGCACTTAAGGATAAGTTCTTGTCGAACACGCCATCTCTTAGAGACTTACGAAAGAGAGTTAGCATGGCATCTGGAAGAGGCTATGTTTACGGCTTGGATGGGCGAAGGGTCTATGTACGCTCAGAACACTCGGCACTAAACACTTTGCTACAATCAGCAGGTGCTATTGTTATGAAGAAAGCACTGGTATTGCTAGATGAGTACGCTAAACTTTGGAACATTGACTACAACTTTATAGGAAATATACATGATGAAATTCAAACAGAAGTTAGAGAAGACCAAGCAGTTGATTTTGGTAGGTTGGCAGTATCTTGTATTGAAGCCTCTGGCTTACATTACAAACTTAATTGCCCCCTTACAGGAGAATACAAAATCGGAACAGACTGGTCAGAGACCCACTGATGAATTACCACCTAACCCAATGGGCAAAGTTAGAAAGCCTGAGAGATATAAGTTTATTGATGGCGAATGGTGGTACTACTTCCCTAAAGATGGCACAAGCATTCATACAGGGAATCACATCAGGGAACGCGCCAGTACAATACGCGCTAAACTTGACCGATTCAAAGCAGGGGTAAGGGCATGAAACCTTGTAAAGAAGATAGAAAGAAGTTTGATTTGGATTTGGCGTATGGCTCTGTCAGGGAAGACAGGGTTGCCGAGATGCTACAAGATAAGAAGATAGAAGTTAAGTCTGAGAAAGACTTGTGGCAAAAGACAGGCAACATCTGTGTGGAGTATGAATCATGGGGCAAGCCATCTGGTATTGAGGCTACGGAATCAGACTACTGGTTTCATAACCTTTGCATAGGTGACGATGAATACTGTACCCTAGTGTTCAAGACGGATACGCTAAAGAAGATTGTAAGTAAGCTAGATACGTTCAGGACTGTATCAGGTGGCGACCACAATGCAAGCCGTATGTACTTGGTCAACTTACAGAAGCTATTCTCAACTGACGTTATTAAAGCATTCAAGGATATAGACCATGACTAAATCTATTAATACTTTAGTGTCTGATGTATACCGATTGATGGAGACAAAAGAGGCAGAAGAATCCGTAGATGTAGATGCGGAGATAGAAAAGTTTGGTGAAGCAATGAAAGACCTGATGCGTACTGAGTTCGCTAGGGATAGGAAGAGAGACACCAGAACTTTACGCCTGTCAAACATTGGTCGGGATGACAGATACCTCTGGCACGTAGCGAATGGTACGCCAGTGGGTGATAAGATACGCCCACATACCTACATCAAGTTTATGTACGGACACTTGATTGAAGAGATGCTACTGTTCCTTGTACGTATGGCAGGGCATGAGGTAACTGATGAACAGAAGAAGTGTGAAGTACAGGGCATCAAGGGACACATGGACTGCACCATTGATGGTTTAACAATTGATGTTAAATCTGCAAGCAGTTATGCGTTCAAGAAGTTTAAAGATGGTACTCTGGCGTATGATGATTCATTCGGTTATGTTGACCAGATAAAAGCCTACGCTCACGCACAAGGTAAGAAGGACTTTGGATGGTTGGCTATGGACAAAGCTAATGGGCATTTGGCGGTACTTAAGTATGACCTAGAGGATACCCAAGCCCCTGTCCATGAAACCATTAAGGAGGACATAGAGGAGCGTATAATACACGTTAAGGAGATGGTTAAGGGTGACGAACCAGAAGCCTACTGTGCTGACCCTATACCTGATGGCAAGTCTGGCAATATGAAGTTAGCCGTTAAGTGTTCTTACTGTCCGTACAAGAAGCATTGCTATCCAGACCTGAGAGGTTTCCTATACTCTACTGGTGTTCGCTATTTCAGTCACATTGCAAATGAACCTAAAGTATTTGAGGTGGACTTAAATGAGGCGACCTAAAAACAAGTACAGGTCATCCCTTGAAAAAGAATTTTCTAAGGAGATTAGAAACAAGGGATATACCTATGAGCCGTATGATGTACCCTACACAGTGTACAGGAAGTACAAGCCAGACTTTGTACATGAAGATAAGAAAGTTATGGTGGAGGTAAAAGGGTTCTTTCGTGTAGGAGACACCTTGAAATATAAGTCCATTCGTGATACAATATTAGTAGATGATTGGGAATTAATATTTCTATTGTCTAACCCTAACAAGAAAGTACGTAAGGGTGGTAAACTGACGATGGGACAATGGTGCGACAAAGAGGGGTTTAAACACTACACCCTGCATACTGCACAAGAACTAGTTAAATATGTAGAGGATTTGTAGAGATGTCACATACACTGGAGGAACTAAAAGAAGCTGTATCTAGGGAGTATGATGCAGTGTTAGTACTTGAAACTTTAGATATATCGGTAGAAGACTTACTGGATGCGTTTGAAGATAGATTAATTAGACATAGAGATTTGTTTACGGAGGATGACCATGAGCATTGATGATGCGACACCTGCTGATTGGGATGCACTGAGAACCAAGCACCCAAGATTGATGAAGAAGTATGAGAAGATGGTGGAAGATGAAGTGAATAGCCCTAAGCATTACAACTACGGAAAGGTAGAATGTATTGAGGCTATAGAAGAGAGCATGACCCCAGAGGCATTCAGGGGTTATCTCAAGGGCAATACCATGAAGTACCTATGGCGTTATGAGCGTAAGGGCAAGGCAATGCAGGACTTACAGAAAGCACAGTGGTATCTCAACAAGCTAATCAACTCTGGTGGTATAGATGAGGCTGTTGAACTAGCACTTCAAAAGGCTTCCTGATATGAAAGGTCAGACACATGGGGGCAAGGGTTCATCCCAACGCCCCACCGACCAAAAGAAGTATGCTAATAATTATGATGCCATCTTTGGCAAAAAGAAAGATAAATTGAAAAAGGAGAAGAGTAAGTGAATCAGTATCAAGAGTTTATTCATAAGAGCCGTTATGCCCGATGGTTGCCCGAAGAAGGCAGGAGGGAAACATGGGAGGAGACAGTACAGCGTTACGTCAACTTCTGGCTAGGTCGAAAGCAGATTACAGAGAAAGAAGGTGAGATGCTTTACAATGCAATATATAACCTAGAAGTAATGCCTAGCATGAGATGTCTTATGACCGCAGGTGTGGCGTTAGACAAGGACAATGTAGCAGGGTTCAACTGTAGCTACTTGCATATTGATTCACCACGTAGCTTTGATGAAATGATGTACGTGCTAATGTGTGGTACTGGTGTAGGGTTCAGTGTTGAGCGTAACTTTATCAACAAGCTACCTGTAGTTGCGGAGGAGTTTCACCCGACTGACACTACCATTGTAGTAGCCGACAGTAAGATTGGTTGGGCTTCTGCGTTTAGAGAGTTAATCAGTTTACTATATGCAGGGAAAATACCTAAGTGGGATATGCATAAGGTACGCCCATCTGGTGCTAGACTCAAGACATTCGGTGGTCGTGCTAGTGGTTCTGAACCTTTGGATGACCTGTTTCATTTCTGTGTAGGTATATTCCAAAAGGCACAAGGTCGCAAGCTGACCAGTATTGAGTGCCATGATATATGCTGTAAGATTGCAGAAGTGGTAGTCGTTGGTGGTGTACGTAGGTCAGCCCTTATCTCCCTGTCCAACCTATCAGACCCTAGAATGGCTAAGGCTAAGTCTGGTGACTGGTGGCGTAATGAAGGTCAGAGAGCGTTAGCTAACAACAGTGTAGCGTACACAGAGAAGCCTGACTTTGAATCATTTCTGTCTGAGATGCAGACTATGTATGAAAGTAAGGCAGGTGAGCGCGGTATATTCAGTAGAGTCGCGGCTCAGAAAGTAGCAGGTCGCAATGGTAGGCGTGACCCTGACCAAGACTTTGGTACTAACCCTTGCTCTGAGATTATCCTACGCAGTAACCAGTTCTGTAACCTGTCGGAGATTGTGGTACGCCCAGAGGATGACCTAGAGGACTTGAAGCGTAAGTGTGAAGTAGCTTCCATCATTGGTACACTACAGGCTACGCTAACAGACTTTCGGTATTTACGGAATGTATGGAAGAGAAATACGGAAGAGGAGGCATTGTTGGGTGTCAGCCTGACAGGTATATGTGACCACTATTTGCTAGGTAAGGACAGTAAAGACTTAGGCAGATGGCTAGAGGAGATGAAAGATGTTGCTGTTAAGACTAATAAGAAGTGGGCTTATAAACTTGGCATCAATCAGTCTGCGGCTATTACGTGTGTTAAGCCTAGCGGTACTGTATCTCAGCTTGTCGATAGTGCTTCTGGCATCCATCCTCGGTTTAGCAAGTATTATATTCGCAGAGTACGTTCAGACAAAAAAGACCCACTTGCACAATATATGAAACAAGTAGGCTTCCCATCAGAAGATTGTGTAATGGGTAACAATTCTACTATGGTGTTTAGTTTCCCTACCAAGTCACCCAAAGGTAGTACAGTGGTGAAAGACGTAGGTGCTATGCAACAGCTAAGACTGTGGAAGAAGTACCAAGACCATTGGTGTGAGCATAAGCCAAGTATCACTGTGTACTATACAGATGACGAGTTCCTCCAGATAGCACAATGGATTTGGGATAACTTTGATGCGACCAGTGGTATTAGTTTGTTGCCAGTAAGTGACCATGTTTATCAGCAAGCCCCCTATGAAGATATAACTTATGAGAAGTATAAAGAGTTACTTAAGGATATGCCCAAAGAAGTAAATTGGAATGAACTAGCACAGTTTGAAACGGAGGACAACACGACTGGCTCTCAGGAATTAGCCTGTGTAGGTGGTGCGTGTGAGATAGTGTAACGAACTTCCGAAAAAACGCGATTTTCTGCAAGTTAAAACTAAGGGAGCATTACGCTCCCTTTTTTTATTCATTGGCTTCTTGACGTTCTTTCTCTACTCTTTCAAGTAGTTTCTCAGCACCGCCTCCAATCATGTAGTAGTATCCCCGACCAAGAATAGGTACGTTATTCATAGCGGCATCAAAAGCATCTTTGTTTGTTTCCTCCTCAAACAGTATGTTTTTAATGGCTACACCTGCATCATCAATCAAGGATGGCGCGGCAGGGGTGACCAGACTAAGAGCATACTCACCTAGCTTACCTTCCTGTACAAAGCGTTCTCTAGCATACTTACTGACAAACAGTATCTTAGCTAATGCTTCAAAGGAGGCATCGTCAAGAGCCTGTACTGCTCTAGTATCACCGCCAGTACGCAGGAAGTTTCTAGCGTTCTCTACTGTACCACCTGCTAACCCAATCACCGCAGAGTATCTTAAGGCTTCTTCAAACGCACCCGATACGTCACCTCTCTGTGCTCTCTGGACTATGTTCTGTCTAATCAAACCTAACTGTTTTAAACCGAAAGATTTTAAAGAGTATAATATTCTTAGATTACCTGCCTCCAAGTAAGCCCTTGGCATCTCTGACAAAGCAATAGGCTGTACGTCAGCCAACTCATTCCACAACAGTAACTTAGTTCTGTCTGTAACAAGACCATTTTGTAGGTCTTTAATTAGGTCTGCTGTTTCATTCTCAAAGACATCACCATACTTCTGAGCAATAGCTTGTGGATTCTTTCTGGCTAGGTTAGTGTTCTTTATCCAAGAAGCCTTTAAGAATGTATCCTTACCTAATCGGTCAATGGCTCTAAAGCCTGACCAAGTTAATGTAAAGTCTAGTAGCTTGGTGACACCACTGAGGTTATTCATCTCAGCAGATACTTGGTTAATTAATCCAAAGTCATCAGCAGTTAGTTTAGCATTCTTCTTACCAGTGACCAGTGCTTTAGCTGTGTTAGCTACGCCATTAAGATACAGAGAAGAACCTATATCACCTAACTGTATGAGCGCAGAATCAAACTGACCCAAGAGCGCGGCATACTGCAAGTCTCTGACGTTAGCCATGTTCTTACCCATAGCTTTATCTGCGGCTTCAAACCTAGCCTTGAGCAGTAGACGTAAGTCATCCATCTGACCAGAGGTAAATTCCTTACCACGTTTCTTCATATCAAGAACGTGCTTACCTATGGTGTTATTGATAGATGAATCCATATCTAACTTACCTGTCAGCGGATTGTACACAGCGGAAGCACCAAAGAACTCCTGCTTGGCTATCTCACGTTCAGCCTTGTTAATGTACAGTTGCAAAGACGTAGGTACATCGTGATAGTAAGGTTTTAAATGAGCAGGTATTTCAGCTATCTTACGCTCTGACTCTAGTCTCTTCTTCCCTGTAGGTACTCTTGTTCTGGTAATAGTGTTAGTGATAACGTCAGCGGCTACAGCATCATCTAGTTCAGACCAGTGACCATAGCCTCTCCTCTCGGCTTCTTTAGCCAGTGCCTTATCTACTACAGAACTTTGCTTTTGTCCTAGTGCCTTACGTAGTCCCTCTAAGTCCTTAACGTAGCGAGGCATATAGTTGTACAGGTAGGACATCTTGATACCCTGTTGCTTGCCTCTGGCGTGTATATTGTCAAGCAAGGTGCGTACCTTTCCGTACTCTTCCAAGATACCATCTGCTTGCTGTGGGAAATGTTTTTTAAGTAGCTGTTCAGCCTTCTTAGGTTGACTACTAAACAATGCCCTCTCTATGTTTTCATACTGTGTTCTTAACGCAGGGTCTTTAATCTTACCTACTTGGTTCATCAAGGTTGTAAACTGGTCTACTTCCTTCAAAGAATTAGCCAAAGCTACGTGCATACGCATATCATGGTTACGTACTGCACCTGCTAGTCTTTTATCAAAGTTACGTATAACCTGTGATAAAGGCGCGGCTACAAAATCCCAAGCCTTACCTATAGCAGAAGTAGATGGTACAGGGTTATCCAAGTTAGCAACTATTCTAACAGCCTGTTCTCTTGTAGGTACAGCAGGTTTTCTAGGTGCATACTTTAAAACGTCTAATCTGTTTGCAGTAGTCAGACCTAAATCTTTCTCAGCTAAAACCAATGCTTGTTTCTTAGTTACTGGTTTACCATTTGCCTGTTTTGAATTGAGTAGGTGAAAGGCTGACCTCTGCTCTAGCTTATCTACTATCTTAATAGCAGTGTCTTTTGAGCCGTTCTTTGCTCTGGTGTTCTGTACCAAGTTATATACTTTCCTACCTGCTTTCTCAGCACCCTTAGCAGGAGCACGTACCGCAGTCTTGTACAACAAACCTGCTGATTGTATCGGTGCGCTTGCGGCAGTCAGACCTATACCTAGTAAAGTTGAAGTGCCTAGTGCATCTACATCCAACTTATCTGAATGGAGTTGTCTACTGCCTTCACTAGCGAAACCATATAAACCACCAGAGGCTAGTAAAGGTATTGTACCACCACCAGAAGCTACCACCACAGGTACTAACAAGGGGTCAGCAATCTCTGACAGCATTGTACCTGTTGCTAACATAGTCTGGTCAGCAGGTGCTACATCTAGCACAGCCGCAGTAACCTCATGGGCTTGTCTGTCCATCAAAGCCTTGTGTTCAATCAGTACATCTTCTCTCTGGTCTGCGGTCATCTTGTTGACAAAAGTATCACCAGAGATACCTAAATCTTTTAAGGCATCATCATAGTATTCGACAGGGTTTACTGTTCTCCATCTGCCTGTCTCTGGGTCTTGCATTCTTTTAGGTGATGGAGAGTAGGCTTCCGCTGTAAGCAACAGGCGACCTAATGTATTAGTACCTTTGGTTAAAGCGTAACTTAGTTCATCTGCTCTGGTTATTTCACCTACACCTTCTACACTTTTAGTCTCTCCGTACTCACCGAATCCCATGTACCTAAGAAACTCACGCACACCAAAAGCAGACTGTTGCCCCATCAAAGAGTATGGAGAAATAGTCTGTGCGGTTAATTGTTCTAACTCACGTTGCCTTACAACAGGTGGGACTTTATCTTCATAGTCCTTTACGTTTTCTGGTAGTTCTATATAACCTTTTGTTTTAATTCTTTCAACGTAGGAGTTAAGTTCAATGACATCCTCTTTCCTGCCTTGTTCGTCAGCTACAATTATAGCCTTGTATAAATCGTCTAATGTTATTTCAGCCATTAACTAGCTACCCTTATTGGTTACGCTCAACTGCCGCTTGTGCTTTTTCTTCTAAAGTAGGTTCTCTAAACGTAGACTCACCTAGTTCAAATAAACCTGTTTTATGTAAGTAAGTATCAAGGTAATCTTTTATGGCGGTCTTCCTTGCTTTACTCATTTCCATACCGCCTTTATTAAGTCTCATAGCATCTTCGGCAATAAAAGTAGCTATATGGTGTTTCTGAGCAACAGTTAATCTATTCCAAGCATCATTCCAATCTGTGCTAAATATTCCACCCCAACGCTCTGTACCTTTTTCTTCCTCACCTGCTGTTTCCATTAGTATCTTTATTGATTTGATGTCACTTACAGTAGGGTCTAGTCCTTCCCCATCTTTTATCTCTGATACTTGGTCAGCGGTTACTGGTATTATATCTGGCTGACCATCGGCATTGACACCTAAATAGCCGAATATAGGCATACCTGTTTTACCTATCTTCCACTGTCCAACACGCTGTCTAGTTGTACCAATGACGTTTCCGTCTTTATCTCTTTGTTCAACATTCATAATCTTAGCACCAGTAACAGTAATATTAGGGTTACGTGCTTCTTTTTCTTGGTTCACTAGAGAAGAGAATTGCGAATCTGTTAAGTCTACACCTCTTTGAATTAATGCATACAAAGGGTCATCTTCCGTAAACCCTTGTATTGCTAAATAGTTTAAACGCTGACCTTGTGTTTTTTGATTAGCGATTCTTGATGCTCTTGTATTATTAATTAAAGAGTTAGCCTGAGCATCAGTCATACCACCTGCTTTATATCGGTCAGCCTCGGCTTGTAAGCCTAAGTCTACTAAGGCATTGTAGTTAGCATCACTACCTGCTAATTGTTTCTCTAATGCTTTAGCCTGTATCTGTTCTTGTATAGGAGCACTGCCACCCATCAGACCTCTAACTGCCTGTTGCATACCTTGTGCGCTCTGTCTACCGAACTCCATTCGTTGTTGGGCAGGGGTTAATGTACTAAGCATTGGGTCGATACCCTGCTTGGATACGCCTGTAAGTAATCCCAATATATCCGTAGCCATTAGTCATCACCTCCGATTCCGAATAACCTGCCTATACTACCAAACAAATCAGGTATGCCTTCTATCATTCCAGTAAGCGCACCTATCTGGTTCAAGTTGTTAGGGTCAAGACCTACGTACTGAGCCTGTATCTGCTCTTGTAAAGTAGGTTGTCTACCCATCAGTGATTCCATCAGACCTCTATCACGTTGCTGACGTAAGCGACTAGCTAAGTCCATCATTCCTAAGTTAGCTTCTGTACCACTACGCTGTAACTGTGTCTGTAGTTCTGCTCCTGATAGCTGACCTCTCTGTGCTAGTTGTGGTATCATAGCACTTACACGTAAAGCATCTAAGGCTTGCTGTTGTGGCATAAACCCTGCACTAAACATTCCAGTAGCCCCTGCTAAGGCTTGCTGTTGTTCAGCCAATGCTTGATTCCTAGCACCTAAGTTTGCTCTAGCCATAGCTTCTTGTCTAGCAGTCTCTAACGCTAGTAGTTCGGGAGAAGAACCACCATACGCATCTGACTGCAAACCTAAGCGACCTTGAGACAATAGGCGTTCTTCCATAGCTAAACGCTCACGCTCTTCGTCTGGGCGTTGTGTGGCTCTTATTTGCTCATAGATGTCAGCCTGTGCTTCGGTGGGGGAGACACCTGCACGACTGAACAAACCTTGAGCCTGTTCAAAGAGTTGATTCTGTAACGCCTGTTGCTGTGGACTTAGCCCTATGTTAGTCCCACCTGTTGCATCTGTGGTGGTTCTACCTAAACCTGTAGTAACAGTAAAAGGTCTGAACTCTGTCTGTTCAGCCGCCTGTTGCCCTAGATTCATAAGCTGTTCTTGTGTTTGTCTACCTAGTCTTTCAACATCTCGGATGTTTTCCTGACCTAGATAGTAGTTACCTGCACCAGTAAGTAACTGGTTGCCTCGGTCACTAGTAATAAAGTTGCCTACATTACCTAATAAATCTGTAAGATTATCAAAGAAACCTGTAGGTTGCGCTGTGCCATCAGCACCCTGTTGTAGCTGACTTCTGTCTAACATTTTATGATTCTCCCCAATCGCTATTTTCTGCCTGTAATAAGGCGTTCTCTAGTTTGTGCTGAATAACTGCCTCATCCGTTATGCCTGTAATGTTCACCTCTATGGTAAATTCACCAGAGGTAAAGCAAGCCCATACTGTATTATTACTGTCATCTCTCTTTGTATATTCTATCATGGCTTATCGAACCTTATGCGTTTGACTACTCCGTTTGTCGTTCCAAAAGGATTAGTGTCGGTTTCCCATTGCCACGATGTATAGAAACTACCACCTGCGTATGAGTAGGAAGAAGCATCTGTTCTTAAAAACTCTGTGCTTCCTATTGTTAGTTTACTAAACGTAGCATCTGTATTTGGTACTGCGGAATATCCTGCTGTACTGTGCCCCATTGTAAGCACTACTCTCTTAGCTGATACAGGATAATCATACCATTCTAAAACACGTATACCAGAAGCCGCATTACTAACACCGCCCAAGTTATGTAACCAAGCTGTATACAAAGGGTTATGACTAGTCTTTAAACTAAGACTACCAGTAGTAGCACCTAAGTCTCTAAACCCATAGCTACTGTAAGCCATACCATTAGCAGGGTCAGTAAACGCAGAGGTTGTCCCTACAGTTAAATCATATAGAATAGGGCGTATCCATACTCGGTCAGAACCTACATATACTGACTGCTGTTGAGTACTACCTATAGTAATATCATCTATATCAGATGTACCTACAAATATTGGCATTATGCTGTAGTCCTAAAATAAATAGTGTTAGAATCAGTACCAGACGATGCAGTAGATATATGCTTACCATCAACTTTATCTGCATCCAGACCTGTACCAGTGCCATCTACTGTCAGTAGCTTAGTCAGTACGTCAGCCGCAGTGTATGAAGAAGAAGCTAGTTTAGCATCAAGCGCAGTCTGTAGTCCATCCACGTTTGCTATTGTATGGTTGTGGCTATCGTCTGCTATCACGATGGCATTGTACGTACCAGTTACGTCACCACCAAAGCTAGTGCTAGTGGTCAGTGCCGAGGTAGCCGCTTGTTTAGCATCCAGAGCCGTTTGTAGTCCATCTACATTAGCAATCACATGGTTGTGTGAATCATCAGCTACAGTCACAGCAATGCTTGTAGTACCAGAACCAGTAGCATCTCCTGTCAAAGTAATTGTCTGACTGCTATCTTTCTTAGTTGCTATAGCAGTTGCAATGTTGTTGAACTCTGTATCAATCTCAGTTCCCTTAACAATTTTAGCCGCATTGCCAGAAGGGAGTGAGTCCTTTGCCGCAAAGTTAGTTGTCTTAGTGTAATCAGACATTATAATAATCTCCCTAATAGAGCGTGTATATCAAGTTTTTGAATTGAATAAGGTGAACCACTTATAGTCGATTCAACACCTACAGTTACTACTGAACCACTACCTGTACCTGATACTTCTGGTAACTGTATCTCTGTACCAGTAGAGTATTCAGCCGTTGTGTTGTACTCACTTACGTTATACTCAGCCTCAGTAGTATTAGTTAAACCAGAAGAGAATGTTTGTTTCTGGTATGAGGTTGAATAATCATAACCCCAATTTAAAACAGTCGTTGCTGATACGCTACCTATGACTGTCAAGTTAAACTTCTTTAAGAACTTCAAGTTAGATGGATTGCCAAAGTCCATAGGGTTACTAAAGTAACTCATAATGTAAGAAGCAGTACCATCTTGGTAGCCAGTATAGTTTTTAATACCATCACTTTTACCAAAGTAAATAGTACCATTATCTAGTCGGGTCAAAGACAGAGGCGTAATGTCTGACCACGTTGTTGCTCTCTGCGAACCATCGGGTAAAGAGGTACGCATATCAAAGCAGTACGTTGTGTTACTGTCGGGTAGCGTTATAATGTAAAACGCTTCCTCTGGGCTGTACAAAGCCTTGATAGGATTAGTTTGAACGCTAACCAACTCCATCAAGTCGTTACGTACATTCTTACTAATGTCACGCATAGGCATAGACTTTTCTTGTATAGTCCTGCCGAATGAGCGTACACCATTCTCTGATAAGAATAGTATGTCTGTACCAGTGTGTTGTACTGAGTCACGCGCTATACAACCAACGCCCTCTACAGTGTCTACAAGGGTCATAGAAGCAGGACTAGAAGCACCTGAGTACACCAGTATAGACTTCTTACAAAAGATGATTAGAAAGCCATTGTGAGCCGCTAGAGCCGTTATCTCATCAAAGCCTGTAGGGAACACAGTGGTTACGTCTAATGAACCAGAAGTACCGCCTGTCCATGCATGACCATTTAAAGTATCTGACCAGTACACAGTATGCTTGTTATTTGCAACGTCAGCCGCCCATAGTCTGCCGTATGCCGCTAGGACTTCATTAGCCTGTGGTGGTGTACCAGTAGCAGACGGATGTGCTGAGTGCTTTGTTAGTACAGGAGAACCAGTCTCATCTGTGTATACTAAGTTCTCATGCCCTCTTTGGAAAAGATAAGCATGGTTATTTAATGTAACTACTTTCCAGTTATTAGCTGTTGGTGTATAACCTACAGGCGTTATGTCAGTCAGTGTACTAGTACCAGAGAATATCTTGTTGTTCCCTGCCGACAGTACACGCTTGTCACCAGTAGAGTCGCAATACTCATACACCATCTCAATACCACGACTACTGCCTAACACAGCCCCACCATTGGAAGATACGTTAGTGTAGCCCTTCCTAGCACCTATACGCCCTAACTGGTCAATGACACAGTTGTTAGCCGTAGCCGCAAAGGAAGCATCAAGTCCGATAGGCGAGTCCTGAGTATTCAGTCCTGCGAAACCTGCGGCTTGTATTGTAATGTTCTGTAATTGTTGAGCCATTAGCAAGCGTTCCAAATAGTTTCAGAAGGGAATCTGGCGGCATCTAAAGCAATAGCATCAGCCAGTGTAGAGTCTGCTATAGCAAACAATTCAGCCGCACTAGTACCACCTGTCTCTCCACGCTCTCTAGCGGCTAATGCTGTTGCGTACTGCACAACAGGAGAAGAAGGTACTTTAAGTGTAGTGCTATCACTAGTAAAGTCATCAGTTCTCTGTACTAAGTTAAATCTTATACTGTATACTTTATCAGGATTAGGGTAAAGGTCTACAATCAATTCACCATTAGCATTCGCTCCGTTCCAAGCATAGTAGAAAGGAGAACTGCTTGGGGGTGTCTCAATCAAATAAGCCTTGTTCATCCAAGAAGAAGTAGCTTGTTTCATAAATACATCAGAGGTGTCATTAATAACATCCAGAGTCTTTGCTTGATAGTTAGTACCTGACAGTGCATAGCTAAATGTACCTGCTGTTGTATCTACTGATAATGTATCTCTTAATGTTGACCAATCCCATGCATCTTCTACAAGACGTTTAGCATCATTGACAAACTCACCTACAAGTTTAGAGTAAGAGTTCTGGTCAACAGTGTCTACTTCATTTTCCCTTAGTCTGCGTAGTACGCTATTTACAAGTTGTAAGTAAGTCATTGTGTATCCTTGGTTATCCTACTGTTGAGGCAAAGGCATCTGCACCCGATAATTCTTTGTACTCTGGGGAAATACCAATCTCTGTTTTAAATTTAAATAAGTCATCAGCAAACAAGTCCTCAACCTGTGTACTGTCTTGTTGTTGAGGTACACCTCCTACTAGAAAGCCGCCTCCTCCTGCTAACTGAGGAGTAGGTAGGTTTATATCTACTAACTCAGCTAAGTCTTTCACTACATCTACAACAGGCTCTAAGGCTTCTCCTGCCCCTCTAACGGCATCTTCTATGGGTCTACCTACTGCGCTACCTGCATCTACTATAGTCTCTACAACAGGCTCTAAGGCTTCTCCTGTGTCCCTTATGGCTTGCTCTATAGGTCTGCCTATTGTACTTCCTGCATCGACTATAGCATCACCTATTGCTTTAATTCCTTCTGGTGTTTCAAACTCTGGTAGATTAAAGTCTATGCTTGGTAAGTTCTCTTTTGCCCAATCTACAGCACCCTCCGCTATATCACCTGCATCAGATAACAGAGCATCCTGTAAGGATTCTTCTAGGCTCTCACCACCTATAGCTACATCGGTAACTGTCCCTGCTACATAGTCATTAAATACTTCTTCACTTATGTTTAATGATTCTGGTGTAATACCTACATCTTTTAAAGTATTGTTAACTAAATCTTTTGTAAGGTTCTGACCTGCCCAAGACTTAACCCCTGCCTTCAAAGCATCCTCTAAATCACCACCTGCTAGTAAAGCCTGTGCTCCTGAAAGCATAGGGGCTAAAGCAGGATTCATAACAGAGACTACTGATAATGCTACATTCACTAGCTTACCAAACGTGCTTTGTTCTTTAGGGTCAGAGTAACCTATAATGTTATAATCACCTATCTGCCCCATTGCAAAGTTATCTCTGTTTGCTATCGCGGCATTCAGGGCTGTACCTGTGTTTAAGTGAGGTACAACAATCTCATTATTGTAAGGAACTGGTTGTCCTCTTTCAGGTGCTTCTTTTTGTATGTCATTCCTGTTAAGAAAATCCTGCATGGTTGCCGCTTGTGCATCAGCCGCTATCCTAAAGAAGTCATCCTCACCTGCGTTGTTATAGCGTTGGAACTCTTCTTGTGTCTGGAAGTCAGGGACACCTTCTTCAATTAAGCTAGTAAGTTCTTTATACTCTGTAGTATCTTTATCATACTTCTTTCTTTCAGTATACAGAGTACCTAAGTATACTTGGTCTGCGTATTCCTTAGCACCAAGAAGGGTAGTAGGATTAGTGTACTCAACCCCTGCATTCGCAGAAGCCTCTTGTCCTTCGCCTCTTCTAAACAGGTCACTTCTTAAATACTTAAGCGGTACTTCTACATCCCAAGGACTCATGCTCCCTGTCAACATACCTTCACGTAATGTTTCTAGCTGTCCTAACTCAGACTGGCTAAGTAAACCAGAGTTAGTAAGGATGTCATACTCTTTGTTAAACTGTTCAAGCTGTGCATCGGTAGCCATACCAGTTTCACGCCAATGCCCATTGTAAGCCCAATCTGGTGGTCTGTAGTATGAAGTCATAGCATGAGGCTGACCTGCTGTAAATGGCAGGGAGTCAGGTCTATCTGGGTACTCATACTCTGTGTCTTGAAGACCCCAATCCATTGACTGATAATCTACAGGCTCAGTAGCTTCTACTTGTTGACCACGTAGTTCTTCTTCCGTCATGGAAGTAAGCATTCCTCTGGTACTGCCTGTTGTATTAACCTTAACAGTCATTATTTATCTCTCTGTACGCCTTTGTATTTTTCAGCCGTTCTCATTGTACCTAAGCCTAGCATACCAATAAGTAAGGGCATCATTTCAGAAGTGTTTAGCACTGGTACTACAATGGTAGATTCAAGTACAGCAAGTATAAAGTTCGCCAATGGGATAACCATAAAGTTACTTGCCATGCCAATAACCGCGACCCAACCACAAGCAGGTCTCCAACCCGATACAAATAAATTGTTATGTTTCGCTTCTTCCTTATTAACTTCAATCTGTGCCTTCGCATTTTCTTGCGCGTGTTTCTGTGCCATAGTTGCAATTTCATGCGCCAAAGCATTCTTCTTATCTTTGTCCTCTATAAATTTATCTAGTAGACCCGACACAGGGGCGATTAATGAAGTTAAGTTTAACATAGTTATTTGCCTAATAGTTTCTGGACAGTATGGCTTTCGTATATACGCAGTCCAAGCCATATAATAGTCAGTAATGATGCTATAGGTGGCAACCACGCGACAAGGGATAATACTCCTGTACTTGCGGCAAGCACATCTACAGCCTGTTTAGTTTCTTCTGCTACTCCGTCTAGTTGTGACACTAGAGCCTCCTATCTTAATAAGTCTACAATGGTATAGGTTAAACCTACAATAGATGGTACAGCCACTAATACTACAACTACACCTGTGATTATTTTTGTTACTAAGTCTCTGGTTTTTGCCGCTTGCTGTTGACGTTTTACTTCTTCTTGTCTACGTTTACGTTTACAATCCGCTTGAAACTGTAACCAGTCGTCATACAGATTAGCCCTACCTGCATATATCATCAACTCCCTGAGTTCCTCTTCTTGCTTTTTGAGAGCCTCCAGAGCCATGAATGCTTCCATGTCAGACTTGCTTCCATTCTTCTTAGCTTTCTTAGCTATCTCACTTTTAGAATCAAAATAGGATGTTGCTTGTTTTGCAACTCTAGTTAAGTCCTGTCCGTTAGCTATGGTCTGCTTAATTACAGCAAAAGCAGAGTTAGCAATAGCTAGTTCAGCAAGCATTATTTATTCTCCAAAGCAACAATACGTGCCTCTTGTGCCTCAACAGTTGCAAGTAAATCTTGTACAGCTTTAACAAGTATGGGTACTACTTTAGCTTGGTCAATCCCTTGATAACATGGGACATCTCTTTTACCCCATACAGCTTCTTTAATTACGTTTCCTTCTTCGTCTACTTCTTCTTTGGAGACTTCGTAGTCTTCCTCCATCATTTCATCCTTAACACCTGTTACGGCTTCTGGGATGACTTCCTGTAATTCATGTGCTATAAAACCATCACTTCTTTCCTCACCTTCTGTCCACTTAAAGTTACAGGGCTTGAGAAGTTTTAGTTTATCAGTAGCATCAGCTATTTCTTTAACATCTTCTTTTAGTCTGTAGTCAGATGTTGTAGTAAACTGTGTAGAGTAAGAACTACTTGTGATACGCCCTTTAGCTGTACCACCTGCATTCTGGAATACTAAGTGCCAGTTCTGTGGTTGATAGCCAGACGTTGCGGCATTAGAACCACGACAGATAATGTTAGCCCCTGCATCATCTGATGTAGAAACACCAAACATTGTCAGGTTCATCTTTTCGCCATCAACCATTACCTGACTACCTGCACCATTATGTCTGCCAATAGTAAAACTGGCGGCACTGGTGTTGTTGTTATTACTATCTAAATCAAGGTGGATACCACCATAGCTAGAGATTAGAATATCATCGGTAGCACTGTTAGCAGGGCTTCTTGAAAACATACCATGATGAGCACTGCTGTCACCATAAAAAGTAATACCACCACCGCGAGGAAGATGAACATAACGTGTGGCAGTAGAGTTGTCTTGTTTTAAACTTATGCTACTTCTAACGTCAAACAAGTCAGTTGTACAAACAATGTCACCATCTTGAATTTCAATCTGGTCGTCAGTGCTGTTATTTCTTTGTAGCTTTAAGTTTTCATCATAAGAAGAAACAACACCGCCATCGACTGTTAAAGGCTTATTAAAGTAAAACTTACCTCTGTCAGTTTGCAGATGGCAGTATGTTGAATTAGCCGCCCCTAAGTCTAAATAACCACTTGTAGTCTGTAAGCGTAAGACTACTCCGTTCTCATCTAAAGTTGGAGAAGAATCACCAAAGTTAATACCTGCCGCAAACTTAGGTTGTGAAGAAAACTGTATGCTTCCTCCTGATAACGCACCTATAAAGAACTGACCTGCGACATACATTTCGTTGTTGTCAAAGGCTATCCCTGCGCTAGATGTACCTACTTGTAACCATCCGTTATTAAAAGTAGAACCACCAATAGTTGCACCTGCACCACCTAAAACTTTAAGGGATTCATTACAAGTAAGGTCGCCTGTGAGCGTACCGCCAGAGGTGTTTAGCTTACCGCTGATGTCTTGGTGGCTTGTCAGATACCCTGCGGAAGCATGGTTACCCCATCCATGTGCGGTGTCTGCTTTAGTACCCTGTGCGGCTGTAGCGTAGTCAGAAGAAGAGAACGCCTTGACTTGTGCAAGGTTAGTTACTTCGCTGTCCATCAGCGCACCTGCGGCTGTTACATTGGTTGCATCAGTAACGTCTGCACCTGCTTCAATCCCATCTAACTTACTATGGTCTGCGTTAGTGAAGTTGTTGTCTGTTTGTGAAGCAACACTAAAGTCTATAGTACCATCACTATCTTGATACGTAACAGTAATACCAGATTCAGTATTACCAGTTACCATAGCACCTACAATATCCTGTATCTCTTCATCAGTCTGATTAGCAGTAGCCCCAGATTCAATGCCGTTTAACTTTGTGTGGTCTGCATCAGTAAACACATTTGAATCACTAGCACTTTCAACTAGCGTTCTGATTTCTGCCGCAGTCTGGTCTGCTGTAGCACCAGATTCTATACCATCTAATTTAGTATGGTCGGCATCTGTAAATACGTTTGAATCAGAAGCACTATCTACTAGCGTTCTAATTTCTGAGGCAGTCTGGTCAGCCGTAGCGTTAGCTTCTATACCATCTAGTTTACTGTGGTCAGCAGTAGTAAAGTTTTCATCAGTCTGACTAGATACACTAAAGTTTAGTTTACCACCTGTATCATCATACGTTACAGATATGCCAGATTCGGTGTTACTAGAAACCATTGCTCCGACAATATCTTGTATCTCTTCGTCAGTCTGGTTGGCTGTAGCACCTGCCTCTATTCCGTCTAACTTACTGTGGTCAGCATCCGTAAACACATTGGAATCAGAAGCACTACCCACTAATGTTCTAATCTCTGATGCAGTCTGGTCTGCTGTAGCATTTGCCTCAATGCCATCCAGTTTGCTGTGGTCTGCATCAGTGAACACGTTGGAATCTGAGGCACTGCCTACAAGTGTTCTAATCTCTGAGGCTGTTTGGTCAGCCGTAGCACCTGACTCAATGCCATCTAGTT